ACTTGCGGAGCATTTAAAGGCCACACATTCCTTCGCACTCTTCATCAAACATGTCCATTTGATTGTCTACTTTCTCTTTAAACTCAACTTCATCAAGAGGTTGGCATGATCTATGCAGATACACTTTGTTTTTTAATTTACCTAATCCGATTCTAATTTTTTTGTCGAACCAAACGGCCTCTTCAAATTCCATTGGTCGTTCTCTTTTCATGGTGGCCCATGTTGTGTCATCATGATATGGGCAACAAATACACGCAGACTTTTGTGGCAACGGATAATTATTTTTGCTCATCCAAATTAAGCATTGTTGTCTGTTCATATTCATTTCTATCAATGGATGCCTGTTTTCAATATATTTATCTCTATTAGGCTTCATTCTTTGTATTTCATCTGTGGATATCCCAATCCACTGTTCTACATATTTATCTTTTGGAAATCTTTTTCCAAAACCAACACCACATAAATCTCTAATTTTTTTTCTTATTGGAAGAATCTTGTAGTCAGCGGTGCAATACCTACGCAACATTCCTTTTTCGCCGGTGTCAGAATCTTGAATAAAGAATGGTGGGCCTGGATATCTTTCCTTATTGTCAATGGCCTTAACCATGTCGTCTTTTATGTTCCCGTTATCAACAATATGTATCGGGAACGGAAGTTCTTTTTTTAAAAATTCTAAATATTCATATATGTGGTCTGGCTCATAGCCGGTATCCGCAAATATAGCGCAGTCAGGCATTGGTAATTCACCTTTGGCGGCCATCAAAGCCATAGTAGAGCTTTGGACTCCAACTCCAAGACTAACCACGGTCATTATCTTTTCTCTATCTTCCATGACTAATCCTCGATCTCTATTTGATCTATTCTTTCCAGTTCATCAGCCACCAACTTTGCATAGCCACCAATATCGTGCCATGTGTCATGCAAATAGAAGTTACCGCCAGACAATAAGCGCGACATTTTGTTACAGATCATGTCGAGCGACTCTTTCATAATCGGGGGCATGAACTTGTAGTTTGGCGATTCCTTAACAATCTTTTTTAACATCTGGCTTATCTTGGCCACTTCAGTATATTTGCCGTAATGCCCGTGACGCTCTGCGAGTGTTGCTTCAATAGTTTTGATAGTCATCCTGTTGCCTCTCTTTCTATTATTGCCATTCCAATTAGTTCTGGGATTTGTGGCACTACTGCGTTTCCGAGTTGCTTAAGTCTGTCCATTCTGCCGGAAATCCCATTAGCCACTCGACCCACGTTGGGTTCAACTGCCCATTGGTCTTCGATTTGTTGTCCGTATGCTGTACTGCTACGTCCAAGGTATCCCAACTCACTTTCCCGTTTCTGATACGCCCACCTATATAACCACCCTTGTGGTCTCTCGTCGATGGTGTAGGCCACATCCGTTTGATTTCTTTTATCGTAGGCCAAAATCCAAATTCTATCCCTGCGGTGAGGTGCGCCAACGGTTGATGCGGGTATACAATGCCATTCCGCATCGTACCCGATCTCAGAGATTTCCCTGAGCACTTGATCCAGTCCTCTAGATCGAAGGGCGCTAACGTTTTCGATGATCGCATACTTGGGCTTGATTTCTTTGATGAGCCTGTGGAATTCTGACCAAAGTCCAGATCGTCTCCCAGCAAGTCCTTCTCCCGATCCTGCAACGCTGATGTCTTGGCACGGGAATCCTCCACAAATAACGTCAACTTTTTGTCCAATGTCTTCTCCATTCAAGTTTGATACATCATCGAATATAGGAACGTTAGGCCAATGCTTTTTTAGTACGGCTTGGCATTTTTTATTTACTTCACAGAATGCAACAGTCTCAAATCCAGCACGTTCTAAACCAAGACTAAATCCACCTATTCCTGAGAATAGATCTAAGACTTTCATCCTGTTATCTTGCCTCCAAATTGAAATCTAATATCCATAACATCTGGATCTGGATTCACGCACGCATCCAAATTGCTCACCAACTCGATACTTGCGAACGTATTTGCATCGCCTTCGCCATTACGAATAAACTTGCCTTTGATCTCGTACACGGCTTCTTTCGGATCATCGCTGTCTAGTCTCGTCCACGGAACGACATCTTTGTGCAATACATGCGACTCACATCCTTTACGCTGAAAATCCTCTGGTATGCCCTCAGCATCAAAGCGAGCGCAGTTCCATGTGCCGTTCGGTTGTGGTCTGGCATGATCGCAAGTTCTACAGTTAATCTGCTTGGTGGGCTCTTTATCGTGACAGATATGCTTGGCTGGGCATTGCTTGCAGACGAACCAACTTGGATCGTCAGATATCTTTGGTGGCGCCTCGTGCGACAACGTAATGTGCTCGCCCTTCCTTAGCAATCGTTCAGCGAACTGCTCATCGAAATCAACGATTTCTGTATACATCTCGTCATTATCTTTGCAGACAGCAACGTACAGCGCTTTATGGATCTTTTTGCCAAGCATATACAACTGCATTTGCGCATAGTGTTGTGGCTTTGTTTCTTGCACGCCTTTACGGGCAACGGCGTCGAACGATCTCTTGTTGTGCGTCTTGAACTCAGCAATAAACTTCTCATCCTCGTGACCTGGGACGCCTCGATAGATCACTCCATCAATCGATCCGCTAACGTGACTGCCAAAATCTACTCGCGATTGATTGTCGCCAACCTCGCGAATATCAATATTAATTTTGCGTAGATCAGAAACAATGATTCGTTCCTCTAACTGACCGCGCCTAAATAGCCTTCTCATGCGCCCAGAGAAATGCTCTTTAAACGTCCAGCGAAACATATACCAGAGGTATCTCTCGCACGCATGACCGAGGATTGACCCGCCAAGATGCCCACGCTGTGTGTCTGTGTTTTTGCGATGGTACTCGTCGATCAGTTCTACAATTTTGCTCATTCGATTCCTTAAAAAAAGAGGGCCGGAGCCCTCATTTTATTTTGCCCAAGGTGCGGCGGCGTTACTGTCAGATTTAGTCACCGGCGGCATTTTAGATCCCCCAGAAACTGGCTTCCAATCTTTAACGTCGTTGGTCGCGGCATACTGCTCGGTCGCGGCTCGGATACCAGTCTTGATCTTGACATCGCTACCGACGAGTTCCTGCTCATCGTTTGGTAACTGAGTCATACCAATCGCTTTTGCAATGCGGCTCAACTGCACTCGACCGATATGCTCTGCCTTTGGGTTCGGATTATTGATAGTCACGTTCCCCCATATTACACGTCCGGCGTAGTCATCACCGGTAATGTCATAGCGCAACGCGATATACCTGCCGTTTCCGTTCTTGGTTGTTCGCAACTCAGCGCTAGTAATGTGGGCGTCGTACCAACCGTCCGGAACGGGCGAGTATTCCTTGTCGCCCTCGTCCTCGATGAAATCAAAATTGTCTAATCCTAGATCCATGTTTATTCTCCTTGCGTGATTTGAAATGAAGGTCTGCTGGGCACGGTTGTGATCGCATCCAACAAAACATCGGTAATTGCCTCGTCGGTGTTTTTCCATGAGGCCAGATTCAGTTCGGCCTTCCACCGAACTACAGAATTCAAGATATCGTGACTGATGTTATTCTCTCTCGCGATATCCTGAATCATGTTGGCGTCAACCTTCCGGTTCAACCGGCTGGTGATCTTTATTCTCATTCCACGATTGATGTAATTCAACGTCCCGTCTTTCATGGAGTTGACTTCCATCACTTTTGCTAACTCGTCCTCAATGTCTCTACGCTTCTCAACGGCTTCGCGCTCTCGCTCTTTAGCCATCATCCATTCCTTTCCTAGTTCCTCGATTCTGTCGTCGCTCATTTCTTACTCCCGATTTTTTCTATGATTTTCCCGAGATGTGGTTCTTCCCAGTCAGATAATTTGTTTGAACGATCCTTTGCGATCCAAGCCGAGTCGCCTTTGCACATCAAGCCACGCCACTCGTTCCCTTCGTCGTCGGAGCCAAAACGCATTGCAAGGACTTCGTCGAAGAAATACGGCAACTGTTGCGCGGTCTTGTTTCCTGGCATCGATGGGCCCCAATGAATCTTTTGAGTTTCGTCTTGGATCTTGTCAAGCTTGGCGGTCATGAACACATGCATTGGTAGATCTCGGAACGCGCGAATCAGATCCATCATCTGTTCTTGGAGTGCGCCGTAGGCCTGACGTGGGTCTTTGGCTTTCTTTTTCTCCGCGCTCAACACAATCTCAGCCACCTCAGAGATACTATCGAGGGCAATGGATGAGTAGTCGCCACGATGCTCTACAAGCCATCTGTATGCGTCCTTGAGGTCATCCATGTTTGATACTGTGATGAACGGTATATCGTCATCCTGAATGCTCATCAAGCCGCCTTCAGCTGATAGGATGATTGGATTCGGTAGCGTCTTGATTAGTGTTGTTTTACCTGCGCCGGCTTGTCCGTACACAAGCATCTTGACACCGCTAGACGCGAGCGATGATGTTCGCTTTACTTCAATAGTCATAAGTTCTCCTAGTTAAGTGGCGGTCGGGAAATCCGGTCGCCGAATTTTTATATTAGCAAAGTTTATTTGGTATTGGGAAATATTCTGCGGCCTCCACGAGCATTTCTGCATACTCGTCGAATGCCTCATCGCGCTGAGACTTTACAGTCATGTCAGTATCTGGGAAGAATTCCTCGCACGATTCCGCAACCGATGTGAATCCGTCTTCTTCTATGACGTAGAGGCCAGCGCTAGGTAATCTATGTTTAGACACAGTCATGTTTGCTTCTCTTCCACTCACCGAGACCAACGTTACAAGCATTGGCGATTTCTCGTCCTTCGATACAAACTTTTTTATTTTCATTCAGTTGCCTCTCATTCCATTCTAGCGCAACCAGATATGACAACATCATGACGACTAGTACACCAATAGCAAAATACATCAAATCAATAAATCCCACGACAAACCGACTGAGAACGTTACTTTTATTCTTCATCGTCACTAAATCCCCTCTCTTTGAGTTCTTCGTCTGTGTAGTAATCATTGCAACGATGACATAGTATCCCGTTGCGCCAAATGTACGTTGAACGTTCGTCATCACATTCACCGCATAAATCACACATTACACTCATTTAGCGAGCCCCCTTAATTCTTGACAGGCCAAACACATCCAGACTTTGTTGTATCTCGTTCTGCGAAACTTTCCGCCCTCGGTAGGCTTCTGTTTGTTGCAGTAACCGCAATGTCGCGTTCCGGTAAACTCCGCCACGGCCTCTCGCATTTTGTTTATTTCGGTTATTTCTTTCATCCATATTCTCCAAGTTAATTTTAATTCCAGACTTCCAGTTATCGCCGTGGAGGTTTTCGTAACATACCTCGTCGTAGCAATGCTTTGCAGACTCGCGGTCGGGATACTCTCCGACCACATAGCCATCGATTGTGACGCGCCACATTAGCGGCTGGTGACGCGGATTGAGAAGCGTGCGCTAGTCTTGGTGTACTTGTCAAGAGTCGCTGAGTCTACGCCCATGTCAGCAATCAACTGTTTCCAATCAACAGACTTGGCGTTCGCCTCAACGTATGTTGCCTTGAACAATGCGCCCTCGACAACTTTGTCGCCACCGGCTGTGGCTTGGTCAATGAGTTGGGCCTTGATTGCTTTTTCTTGTTTTTCTAACTCTGCCTTTTGCGCAAGGATCTGGCCGAGTGTGTCAACTGCTGTGATGTTTAAGTTTTCTGCTTTCATTTGTATCTCCTAGTGTTTGGCGGGAAGCGTGATTGCTAATTGCCGTTAAGTAAGAATATACAGAATTGGTACTTTTGTGTCAACAATATCAAATAAAATATTTTTCAAGCCATTTGAGGATGGCTGGCTTGGTCTTGGGCATACGCAACTCAGTCACAATCCAGCCTAGGTGCTGGTACCTGTCCGTGAGTTCTTGGGCCTCTTTGAGGGAGCCAACATACGCTGTTGGCCGTCCCTCAATTGATACTCGATAGATCTTCATGATCCGATCGTACACCAATGCTCAAACGTTGTTAAGAGTCGTCGCCCGTCTCAGCACTCGAGCGCGTTCAGACTGAGTCAGCGTCGATAACAGATTGAGCGCCTTGATGGCAAACTGGCGCTCGTGCTCTGCCGTGAATTTTTTCTGTCGAGGTTTGGACAGTCCAAGCTTCTTCAGAGTGTCAGTATCAAGATCTTCTATTCTCATGTTTTTCTCCCGTAAGAGGTATTAGGCTTTCGCCCAATACCCGTAAATCATTTTGTATGTGCTGTCCCATGAGTCATGAGCCACACCGTCTTTGATTGCAACATAATGTTTTGCCATCCTTGCGATCACCGTGCCAGTCGGCATATCTCCAACGTATGCCTTGCGCCCGTCAAACTTTGGAGCAGAAAACCATTTCCAA